ATGTTCACTTGTTAATTTTGGACAAATTTCTTTATAATATTTTTTAACATAACCATTTTTCTTTAAAAATAAATATAAAGAATGATAATTTTTAAAATCACTTATTTTTTTAGAATATTTTTCAAACATTTCTTTTTCAATATCTTTAATATAAATTTCATAAAACATTGATATAAATATATCTTCTTCTTTAATAAAATTTAATTTTTTAACAAAAAAAGCATAATCAAGAAGATTGTCAATAAAACTTAAATCATTTTTAACAATATCAATAAATATTAAAAGTGTTAAAACTTTTTCTTTATTTGATTTTTTAAAAAAATAATAACTACTTGATGATTTACGTGGATTTATTGTTCTATTCTTTCTTACAATATATTTTAAACTGCTATTAGTTAAATATTTGAAAAAAATAAGTTGTTTTAAAAGATTTTCATCATCTTTCGCGGTAAAATTTGGGAAAGATAATACTTGATAACTATATTTATTATTCAATACACATAATAATAATTGTAAATATCTATTATTAATATTTCTATAAAATTTTACTGTACCATTTTTATTTAAATAAAAAGAACATTCTTTTTTTTTAAATAATTTTGTATATTCTTTATAATATGGATTCATATTTAAATTTATAAAAGAAAAAAATATTATATTATATTATATTATATTAAATGATTATTAAGAAAAATTTGTTATTAATAATAATAATAATTATATTATTTATATTATTTTTAGTATTATATTCGTCTCATAAAAATATAGAAAGTTTTGCGGTAGCAAAAGTTGCAGCGGTTGCTAAAACAACAACACCATTACCAAGAACAACAACACCTTTACGAATAACAACAACGCCTTTACGTAAAATAACAACAACACCATTGCGCATAACAACTACTTCTTCTTCTCAAAACTGTCCACTTAAGTGCGTTATAGGAGAAAATGAGTCAGATCCTAATTCATGTATTATACCAATAGATTCGTATTGTGATAAAGACTATACATATGATTATTCTTTACAAAGATGTGTAAAACCTGCTTGTCCCAAACAAAAATATGGAGGTTATGGAAAACTTGGTTTTACTAAAAATAATGTACTTTTATGCTCAGATTCTTCAGGCCAAGTTAAAAGTGGAACGGCTGTTCCTTGTCCAAATAATTATGATTACAATAATTCTCTTTGTCTTGCTCCTAATGAATGGGATAAATGTCCATATGGTTATCAGCCATATTCAGATCCAAGTGGTATTCCAGATTCTAATAAATTAACTGATGGATTATGTATATTATCTTCTCTTATACCTAAAACAGATCCTCCTCCAGTAATACCTGATACTCGAAAAGGACTTATGTTTTAAATATTTTTAATATAAAAAAATTTTATAATATAATAAAAAATATTATATTATATTATATGACCCAAATTTATGTGCAGTAAATGTTAAAGATATTTGTCCAAAAAAATATAAATATGATCTTACAACAAAAAAATGTGTAAAAACTGAATATGGAGAATGTCCAGAATTTGGACCTCTTACTTCAAGTGGTACATATTATGGTAATAGTAGTCAGTATAATGGATATTGTGAATTTCCAACTGTTCCTCCTAGAAACTTAAAGGGCCAGGATTTAACAAATTTTAAGAACGCTCCTGGAGGAAAGTGTAATAATTCATTCTGTATAAAACCTAAATGTTCTAAAGATTTTATATTTCGTACTTCTTTAGAAAAATGTGTTAGTAATAAGGATAATACTTGCCCAAAAGATTATGTACCATCTTATAGTATCGATCAAAGTAGTCCTTAATATAATAATACTACATTATGTATTCAATCAATATAATATTTAAAATCTATTTTAAGTTATTAGTTTTTATTTAATTAAAAATTGGAATTTCTAATTAAATTAATAGTTTATTCGTAATCTTTCGTTTTTATTAAAATTGGAATTTCCAATTAATAGTTTCTTCGAAACCATTAATTAGAAATTGTAATTATTATATGTTTGGTTTCCTCCTCTCATTTCACCAATATATTTTCTCTGAGTTTGAGTTGTGCAAACATATCCTCTATCCGTAGAATAAGTAGATGGTCCACAATCAGGGCTTGCATAAGAGTTAGCAAATAAAAACATACTATCTTTAGGTAATTCTGAATAGATCATTTCATTTTTAAGTGGCAATGGTGTTCCTTGTGGTAAGAAAATAAGATTGCTTTTTTCAGGTGGATTACAAGGAGGATTTGTAGTAGAATCATTACATTGTGTTTTAAAGCGAATATTGTCATAAGAACCAATTACCCCCTCACCAACATTAAAATTTATTGGTGCTGAATAATTATAGGAAACTTTGTTTGTAAATCCTTTTACATTATTAATTGTATTATCAGACATATATAATTAATATAGAAAAAAAGTTTAATTAATGTTATTTAATTTATTTTTTTTAATTAATTCATTTTCCATTTTTCTAGATATAATAATACTATCTAAATCTTCTTTATTTAACTCTATATAATGTTCAACTAGTTCAATTTTATCTTCATCAAAATAAGGATTCATAAATTCAATTCTTAAAGAATCAAATCTATCTAATTTTATATTATTTTCTACTAATATCCATGATAATTTTACAGGACAATGAAAACATAATCCAAAATCATTTAGAGGAGTTTTTAATTTATCAATATGATTTAATAAATTATTGTTAATTCTACCATTAATTAAAACTTTTAATATATTTTTACAATCAACCATAAATAAACTATATAAAATACTTTTACTTGTTAATTTAGTATAGTATGGATAAATAATATCTTTTCTATAATCTTCTAATACTTTTTCTGTATATGGTGGATATTCAATAAAATAATCATTATTAACTGTATCTGAGTAAGAACTAAAATGTTCAATTAATTCAGATTCTTTATTAATAACTGTTTCAGTAATCTTTTCTTCAATAACCTCTTTTTCAGCAATAAGATCTTCTGAAACATGTTCTTCTGGAGTAGATACTTCTGGGACAGATGTTTCTAAAACAGGTGTTTCGGGAACAGGCTCTTCAGAAATAGATACTTCTGGAACAGACTCTTCAGAAACTGGTGTTTCGGAAACAAGCTCTTCTGGAACAGGCTCTTCAGAAACAGGCTCTTCTGGAACAGGCTCTTCAGAAACAGATTCTTCTGGAACAGGCTCTTCAGAAACTGGTGTTTCGGGAACAAGCTCTTCAGAAATAGATACTTCTGGAACAGGCTCTTCAGAAACATATTCTTCTAAAACAGGTACTTCTAAAAGAAGATCTTCAGAAACAGGCTCTTCAGAAACAGGCTCTTCAGAAACAGGCTCTTCAGAAACAGGCTCTTCAGAAACAGGCTCTTCTGGAGCAGGTTCTTCTAAAATAGGTGCTTCTAAAACAGGTACTTCTGGAACAAGCTCTTCAAGAGTAGATACTTCTGGAGCAGGTGCTTCTAAAACAGGTGTTTCAGAAACAGGTACTTCTGGAACAAGCTCTTCAGAAACATTTGTTTCAGAAACAGGCTCTTCAGAAACCGGTGTTTCGGGAACAGATATTTCAGAAACAGACACTTCTGGAACAGGCTCTTCAGAAACATTTGTTTCAGAAACAGGCTCTTCAGAAACTGGTGTTTCGGGAATAGATATTTCAGAAACATGTTCTTCTGAAGATGGTGCTTCTAAAATAGGTGCTTCTAAAACAGGTACTTCTGGAACAAGCTCTTCAGAAACAGATACTTCTGGAACAGGCTCTTCTGGAACAGGCTCTTCTGGAGCAGGTGTTTCGAGAATAGACTCTTCAGGAACATGTGTTTCAAGAACCGACTCTTCTGAAATATGTGTTTCGAGAACAGGTACTTTAGAAGCTGGTTCATCAATAATAATATCTTTAAGAACTGGAAAGTCTAGTTCAATTGGATCATAAACCACTGAACTTGTATTAAAATATTTATCTGGAATTAAATCAAATGAATCTAAATGATTTCTAATACTTTTATTATCAAAAATTAATTTATGAAATGGGAAATAAAGAATATAATTATTATTATCAAAATTAAAATCAAATTTTAATCGTATATCTTTATTATCAATAAATTCTATATTATATTTATTAAATAAATCTAAAATTACAGTCTGATTAATTTCTTCTATTTTATTAAAAATAAAATAATATGTAACATCATAATAAGTAAATAAATTAGTAAATAAATAAACTGTATTTACTGAATATCCTTTACTATTAAATAAATTATTATATAAATTACTTATTTTTAATTTAATAGTAAGAATATAATCTAATATAACATCTCTTGAAGAATATATAAAATATACTCCGATTGCACCAATTATAAGTTTATGAGTAAATAACATAATAAATAAATTTATTTATTTTATCTTTAAGTAATATTTATTTATAAAATATCATTAAAATTATAAAACGGTAATAAAGCCATAGGTCTTTTACTTTTAATAAATAATATTGCAGCATTCTTTTTCATATTATGTTTTTTAATTAAATATGCAGCAATTACAGATCATGAAATTCGCAAAAATCGCAAGTGCAATATTTACAAATCTATTAATGGGTTGATCACACCCTGGTTATTTTTCAATAGAATATTTCTAGCTGCTTGATAATCTCGATCTAATTCTATTCTACATCTAGGACACCAATAAACACTACTATTACCAACAAAATGGTTTAAATTTCCACAATTACCGCATGTTTTTGTTGTATAATGTTCATCTACAATTATAACTTTACAACCATATTTTTTTCCTTGATAAACAAGTTTCTGTTGAAATTTATAATGAGAATATATATCTATTAAGCGTCTATTTGTAGGAGAAAGATTCTTTTTTAAATCTTTTGATTTAAAGATGGGTAATAAAACAACTTTATAATTTTTTGCTAAAAAGCTAGAAATTTTCCAATGAAAATCTGAAATAATGTTTGTAACTTTGGTTTTCAGTTTATAACATTTATTTTCTGATTTGCATTTTTTAATTTTTTTAATACTAATTAAAGATTTTAATTTATCTATTTTCTTTTCTATTTTTAATACTTTTTTTTTTAATTTATTATTTCCTAATTCTCCAACATGACCATCCGGTGTATAAAAAGATTGAAATC